ATTTTGAAAGAGGAAGACAATCTTCAAGGCATCGTGAGAATCTATAATAGCATGGATGAATTTAACCGCGAAGGATTCTAAACCATGCGCGGGATGGAAAAAGGATTAGTCATCCTAGATCGACGCGATTACAACGAAAACCGCCGCTTCATCAAGAAGCAAGAGATTGTCAAAGTTTTACGTTATGGGAATGGTTGGCTCGAAGTTAGAATGAATGATAGCTTTGCCTATCGTAGGTCTGGCGGATCACTTTCCTGGCGCTACAACAATCCGGGGAATATAAAATATGGTCGATTCGCGCGGGCACATGGAGCCGTAGGCAGAGGGTGGGGGACACAAGGTGGTCATGCAGTGTTCCCCACTTATTCTCGCGGCAGATGGGCCAAGAGACAGCTCCTATTTACCCCAATCAGAAAATACTATAACTACAGTCTGATCGATGCGCTTTCCCTGTACGCACCCAGGAGCGATAACAATCGCCCGAAAATCTATGCGCGCTTTGTGATGCGCAGTGTTCCTGGTGTAAGCCTGCATACAACCCTGCGTGATTTCAATAATGAGCAGCAAGAAGCCATGCTAAGTGCAATGGAACGATTTGAGGGCTTCAAAGTGGGAAAAATCGAACGCATATAAAAAGAGAAAAGAAATGTCAGACACACAAAAGAACTTCATTGGAGTCCTCTCGATTCTGGTTTTGGCATTTTGTTATTGGTATTATCTAACCCCCCAAGGTCAAGCCTGGAGAGTAAATCAGCGCATCACCAAGGAATGGGATAATGCCCAGATCAAGTGGGATAAAAAATGGGAAGTGACCAAATCAGAGCCCGTCCCAATACCGAAAGAACCACTCGGTCCAGCGGGCACTAGCGAGAAGAAGGTAACTACAACTCGAAGCAGCGGAAGACACCCTATCCAGTTGACAGAGAAGAGGAATTACGTTACGGGTAGGAATGTTACGTTCGTTGTTCCGGGGAACATGCGACGTATTCGTCTGAAAGTGCAGGACAGGGTTGGCCGCAACATCAGCAGCTATACTCTGCCGAATAGTATAATATCAATAAAACCAAATCAGAGGATTACACTTGTAGTGGAGTGAGATGCTAACGGGTATTAAAGAAGAGATTCATTACGAAATTGAGAAGTTAGTCAAAGACCTTAAATTATCCTATATCGATGCTGTGTTATTCTATTGCGAAAGCAATGGGCTCGATGAAGAATATGTTGGATCAATCCTAACCAAAAACCCTGCGCTGCGGAGCAAGATCGAGATCGAGGCCGAGCAGTTGAATTTCCTACAAAAAACAGATAGGTTACCAATATGATGGATGAAGAATTGTCGGAACTCATTAAGGAGGAGATGTTGACTGAAAAGAATAGACGTGATGCATTTCTGATGAGTAAGGCGATCTATATCGAAAAGGGATCGCTAGGTACAATCCACATTTTTAGCGTGCTAAAGGAAGTCTATGAAGAAGGAAGACGAGCAGGCATTAGAGGTCTATAGGACTTATGTCGCGCTGAAAGCACATTTCAGCAATTCTGGTGGGTACGACTATTTCAAAGAAGAGGGACGGATCAGAGCAAACTGGGTATCATTTCAGAAACGGAATGATAAAGGATTCTTCTACACCCTCTCCCGCAAAAAAGACTGGTTCAATTGGCTTCTGGCTAACATCGTATATGATGATGGCTGGATCGGGGATATAGTCGTCAATGATCATGCAGAGGAGAACTATAAACAATTTCGCAAGGTCAGAGAAAGTCTGACATATAACTTGAAACAAGCTATGATTAAGCTGGGCACATTCAGGGATGCCATCGAAATCTCTGATAGAGAACATCCACAGCTCATCAAGATGCACCTCAGTGGTGAAATATCTCCAGAAGCATTCTCAATCATAGCTGTCTTGACGCGAGCCTGGGGCTACTGGGATCAATACCTTGATGATATCATCTATGAAACATTGAAGAGAAAGGCCACTAAATACTATAGGTTCATTGGCTACAGTGACACTCACTGGCGGCTAGTGCTCAAATGGAAAAATACAAACAATACAGTAAATATAGAAAATACGGAGAATACGTTAAATGTCATTCGATAAACTACTTCAAGACTCTGAAAAAGCATATGAGGCCATGCGGGCCAAATATAAAGAGCAAACATCCAAACAATTCAAAAACGATGATGAACGCCTCTGGTATCCAGAAGCGGACAAGGCCGGTAATGGCTCTGCCGTGATCCGGTTCCTACCCCACAAGGACGGGCCAACAGGCATTCCCTGGGTTAGGACATTCCAACATGCCTTCAAGGGGCCTACCGGCTCCTGGTTGATCGAGAACTGCCCAACCACACTGGGACAACCCTGCCCGATCTGCGAGCGCAATACACAGCTCTGGAATAGTGGTAAGCAATCCGATAAAGACCTGGGCAGTAAGCAGAAACGAAAAGTCTATTACTACTCTAATATCCTGGTCATAAACGACCCTGGTAATAAAGAGAATAACGGTCATGTCAAAATCTTCCGTTATGGTCAGAAGATTTACAAAATGTTGATGGGTAAGTTATTCCCGGAATTTGGCGATGTGAAAAAAGTCGATCCGTTTCATTTCATTAAGGGCGCTGACTTCCGTCTGAGATTTAAGAAAGGCGAAGGAGGCTTCCGCAATTATGACCACTCAACATTTGATGAACCCAGTCCACTACTTGAGGGTGATAAGGACAGGTTGCGGAAAGTATACGAATCGATGTATGACCTCGATGAATTCATCGATCCCTCTCTTTATAAGGACTATGAGCAACTTAAAAAGCGGCTCCAACTCGTCAATGGCGAATTTTCGGAAAGGCCGCCAACGGAAGTTCAAGAAAACCTAGTGCTAGATAGGTTGGATGAACCAAAGCAGATCGAGAGCGCGGCTAAGGTCGATACCGCCCCCGCAGACCCAGCCTTTGATCTCGATGATACCGAGACCACAGATTTCGATGCATTCTTTGATGATTTGAAAGACTGAGGTTTTGGAGGCCCGGAGAAATCCGGGCCTTTTTCATATGTAGCACTGCATGTACTGACCATATCCATTATCACCAGGAGATGGTTCTGCAGATTCTGGTTGGTACCCGCCGGGATTGGTAAGGTCTTTACCGCCGCCAGGATCGCCTCCTCCTCCGCCTCCACCTGGATCGCCTCCGCCTCCTGGCGGATTACTCATCCTCGGTGACCTATCTCCGCCGCCCGGAGGTGGTGCCTTGGCTGCCTCCCCTGGAGGTGGCTTCTTAGCCGGTGGCGCTTTTGGTGCCTTGGGTTTGAGGTCTTCTGCTTTCTTGGCTGGTCTGCTAATGATACCACCCTTGGGACCGGCAACATTTTCCATCTTTGGTTTTGTTTTGGCCTGGATGGTTTTGGGTGGCGCTGCAAGTTTTGCTGTTGCTGGCTTCGCGGCTGGAGCAGCTGCTACCTTTTTAACTACCTTAACTTCTTTAGGCTTGGTTGCATCGACTACCTTGGCTTTTGCTTCTTGCTTGGCCTGCGCGGCCTGTACGCCCTTTACTTCCTTTACGTCTTTTTGCATTGTCGCAAGAGGCGTTACAGCATCTTTTAATTCCTTGGCATCCACAGGCTTAAATGGCTTGGGCTTGGAAGAATCAATAATCTCTTTGACTTGTTCTGGCGTAACTGCCTGCCCAGGTATTGGGACAGCCTCTGGTCGCGGAACAGCTGCAGGTCTAGGAACTCCTCCAGGTTTAACGACACCAGTCGGTCTTCGCGAACCAGCATACTCGGCAATACCGACCAACTTAGCTGGTGGTTTACTGGCTTTAACCGCCCCCTCGCGGAATTCTTCCGCTGTCTCTGGTGGAAGTCCTGCACTTTCGCGAACTTTTGCCATATCGGCTGCAGTCCAACCGGTTATCGATTTCTTCTTTGCAGTTACTCTTCTATCATGTGATCGCCCAGCATATTCAGGGAAATATCTGTGAGGATCAATTCTCTGTCCTTTATATCTCATCTCATAATGAAGATGCGCCGGAGTTACATTCCCATAACCACCTTTTTCAAACCCTGCTAATGCTTTTTTCTCACCAACCGCTTGTGCTCTATCACCAAACATGGTGCCTGTGCCGCCAACATAGGCTAAATGATCGCCCTGAGCAATTTTATCACCAGCTCTCCAAGGTTTTTTTGTTCGTGGGTTAATTCCTTGTGTTGGACTCAAATGTAGGAATCTATGTTTAATTCCATTTTTATCCATCACTTCAATCATATTTCCGGTACGATTACCATGCTTTTTATAAGTTTTTCTGGTTCTATAGACCTTAGTAACTTGACCATCCATAGGCATAAAAACTGGAGCATCGGTTCCAATGCGGGCTTTTTTGGTTTCTGGGTCTACTGGATATAGATCGACACCACTATGCCACCGATCACGTCCCGTTCCGAAACCAGACGTTCTTCCTGCATTGGCATATGCCATTGTAGAAGACAATAGGGGGAAGGTATAGCCACTTGGTCCTTCTGTTTGTTTGGGTTGACGAGGACTACCCAAAGGCCGAGATTTACCTTCAGCTTCCGCCGCTTTTTGTAATTGAGGCATTTCAGCATATCGACCAGGAGATTTTTTAAGTTTTCCTGCATAGTATCTACTCATATCCCCTATGCTAGTATCACCCAATGCGCTAGCTTGTTTGGCGCGTTTCCCCCGAATCATTGGGCTAGAAGGAACATTAAAGTTACCTTCAGCAGCTGCCTTTCTCCACTGCATTCCATTAGGAGAAAATTGATTTGCTTGCAATATCGCTGCTTGTTGTGCTGGATTCAGTTTACTCAAATCCAATCCAACTTTGGCATTCCTCTTACCAAATTGATAGTGGTCGAGCCATGCGCCATAAGTTTTAATTTGATCTTCTGGTGAAGCATTGACATATTCTTTATAAGTTAGTCCACCAATTCTACCATTTTTAACACTGGGGTCTTTCCATGTAGCTGCACCCATTTGGGTCAAGCCGCGATACGATCCAGTTCTTTGTCCTGGGTCCCACCCAGATTCCATTTTTATAACTTGAGCAATAGCAGCAGGATCGACTCCATGTTTTTTGGCTACTTGATTAAGTGCAGCCATAACTTTTGCATTATTACTAAACCTTTTGGGGATACCGGCTCCACCCTGCAGACCTTTGCCACCAGTTGGAATATCACTACCCCATGTAGATGCTTTACCTGATTTACCACCTTCTCCCGGTAAGCCGCCCCACCTCTGGGCTAAATCGTCTGCTGCTCCACCACCACCGGTTTCTCCTGGAAAACTTCTTCCTCCTCCGCTGCCGCTACCGCCCCAACCCCCCATACCACCAAATCTACCCATACCGCCGCCACGGAACGCACCACTACCGAGTGCAGGCCCGCCCTCAACAGCTAGAGGGATACCGGCACCAAACACTGTGGAGTGGCCAACACGGCCCATCTCAGCAACTTGGCTTGACCTCGGTCTGGATAATCCAGATGTGCCTCCACCCTTTATTCTCTTTTTCTCTTCCTCAAATAGATACTTGTACATATCCTGGAAGAATTTCTTATCAGCACCTTTCTCGGGCGTATTCTCCTGAAGCCAGTCAGACCAAGTACGATTTTTCTTCCCTGGCATTTGCCGCCCTGGTGACTTTGGTTTTTTATGTCTGGGAGAGTGCTCTCCAAACCATTCATCAGGAAACATATCAAGGAAGGGTTTCATAAATTCTGCTTCTTTATTCTTGCCTGCTGAACCGCCTTTTGGTCCAATCATCGAATCCATAGGAATACCCTTTTTCCTATAATAATCTCTTAGTGTCTCATTTCCTTTTAGGTGTTTCTCTTTCCATTTTTGAAATTTCTTTGGATCGTTTATGGGAGGAATCAAACTCTCGAATGCCCCGGCTTTTGCCGTTCCGCCCGCACCTTTTCTTCCTGCAGCCTGGGCACCGCCAGCACCAAAGAATGCTCCTGCAGCACTAGCTCCTAGTCCACCAGCAGCTAGCATACCCAATATAGCTAATAGCCCTTTCTTACCAAGCATACCCCCGGCCAGTCCTCCGGCCATTCCTGCGCCGCCGCCAACGAGTGCGCTATTCATCATGGTAATACCTGCCGGTACCCTATTCATGATCTTACCAATACCAAACTTGTTCAGACTGGCTGAAATACCAGAGGCATTGACACCCCCGCGCACCATTCTCATCCACATTGGCATATCTTTGGCAAATTTGGAATCGGTTGCTGTCATAGCACCAAGTCCACCAGAACCACCATCACCACCACTAACACCCTGTGCAATCATAATATTCATACGCTGGCGCAATCTGTCAATCTCAGATTCGTGCTTAACAACGGATGACGAAATTTTATGGATTTCGTCTGATACCTCATCCAGGCGACCGATAACCGGTTTGGTTAAATCAGTCATGCGCTGGGAAACTTCCTCAGTGGCTTTCAGGATGTTTTGTTTGGAAATCTTCTCGATGTGTTTGGAGCGTTCATCCATGCGATGCATATCTTCGCCGAGACGAAGTGTTACATCAAACATAATACCGAAACGCTGATCGAGATTCTTTGCAGTTTTTTCTAGGCCAAGTAATAGGTCTTGGTTAGATACCATACCATCGTTTTTCCTGGCCTTCTTTTTGATCTGGTTGATCTCTTCGATAGCCGGGAGGTTATCAACGATGTCCATCTTGATGGCGGCCCATGTCGAGAATGCCTCACCAATGGCACCCATACGACCAACTGTAGCAGATGCCAGCTTACCACCAATAATACGCGCAAAGGCTTTCTTATCACCACGTACCTTCCATTGGATAGCACGCCCAACAGTACCGCGCAGAACAGTCTGTTCTGTCATCGAGAGACCGGCACCAACTAACCTTTTACCCAACCCATATTTCATATTTGGGTTGGCATAGTTATCCATCAGAGTCGTGACTTTACGAATTGTACTAGTCAGACTACTTTTTGGTTCAGCATTCTTGCTGGCCGATGGCATAAACAGACTAGCCAGCGTGCCGATCTTTGGTGTTGGTCCCGCCATTTAAACTTTTAACCTTGCTCCGTCTGGAGTAAATGCATGAGTTACTCCTTGTTGTTTTTGTTGTGCGGCTTTCTCTGCCTCCATATCTGCCAAAATCAAATCTTGATATAGGTCTCTTTCAAATGGTATCATATTCTCGATGTCGCTACTCACAAACTGGTGGTACTTCATCATATTAAAGATCGTTTTGTAGTAATTCTGTAGATTGTTATGCGACATCAAAACATAAAAAAATCGTTTAACGATGTCAGTTCGATTGTTTTGTCTTCGCCATTATCGTTTTTATACTTGATCTCATGTTTAAGAGTTGGTACGGACCCCAAAAATTCTCGTATTTTGTAATAGATGTTTGATGTAATATTCTCCTCAACAAACTTTTCCATTGCCTCTTGCGTTTCTTTGGTAAAATCATACACTGTTTCCCCATCGAAATAATTGAGCATTGAATTGACAACAAGTGCATTCATGAAGTCATCTTCTGTTGTAATACTCTTGGTCTGATCATAGAGCTGGGATGTCGGATACCGCAGTGTAATGCCGTTGGTCTCCCCCATCATGATCACCTTGTCTTTCTCCTCTGAGAAGTCCACCTCAACCTTATTGAGATCGATATCAAACTCGCGCTCCTTGTTATCGTCATCATCGCGGAAGGTAATCTTGACCATATTATCAACGGACATGGCGCGAATCTTCAGGAATAGATACTCAACATCAAATAGCGTGAGTTCATCAATGTGAATATCCTGGCAGCAGTTATTCACGACCTGCTTTACCGCTATGAGTTTGTCTCCGTAGTCTTCTCCCTCTTTGGCCATCAGGAGAATCTTCTCCTCTTTTACTAACATAGGTCTAACCATAATTTCCTTCTTATTGGAAGGAACGGTCATTTTAAACATAGGCAATGTCAATTTAGGTAGCATCTAGATCATCCTTTTGAATACTGTTGGGCACCAATTGTTTTTGGTAGGTCATACCATTCAAGGAAACTAAAGTTCACTGTCATTCTCAATAGGCTATTCACATCTGTCCAATTGAGAGCTTGATCTGCGATAGCTATTGGGAATAGGTCTCGCACATAAATGATTCTGGAGGGTGGTTTTTCGAAGTTCGGAGGAGGCCCGGATTCCAGACCATAGATCAGGATACGGGCGTCTGTGATGTACGAACGTCGATATGAGAGTTCATAGGGATAGTGGGGCGATCCACCCAGGGTATTATTGATCGCCTCACCATCACTGATAGCCTCATCTGTGCGGGCCAGCGGAGACAGATTGATCATGTGTATCCAATCCAAGAAAAACTGCCAATTCTTGGACTCTCCATCATCGAAGAAGGTTACATTCAGATCGTTGAACTTGGTAACATAAGGTCGCTTCTGAATAGGTCCATATGTGTACTTCCTGGCCTCGGTGGTCTCCAGGTTAATTCCTGGAGTGTTCAGGGCCTCACAATAGTATTCCAGATAACGAACCGTATCTTTCACCCTGGCTGTTCTATCGGCGTTGATGCCACCGCCCACACCCCACAAACCTTGTGGTATCGTGAACTCCATCAAGAACCTATTAGACCTCAGAATATCGTCTTCGCCAACCGCAGCTCTAAATTGGCTTATATTAAATCCTCGTTTTGCCATTAGATTGACCCTATTCCGAGATGCCTACGGCTATCATTCCAAACTTTGTATTTGGATGCGCCGACGAAGCGTTCTGTTGGTAGTAGTAATGTCAAATCCCATTCTTCGGGATCGACAACATAAATCCTGGAACGCAATCAGGCATTGCCATATCTGTGAATGGTTGGTTGGTAGAAACGAATCTTCATGGACTTCTGTAGTGTATTATAGCTGATATTCAATTTAGCATTCTCATTCAGGTGTTTGTTATTGTATAGCTCATATAGACTGTCCAATAGATCAACGCGCAGGCGCGGGGAAATATAGTGTAAATTCAGCCCAAGCCATCCTTTTTCGTACATATTTATCGGAATAACCAAAGGAAATGTATCGAAGTAGGGCATTGTCTGCTGGCTTTTTGGCAGGGGCTCATAAAAGTACATCAACATGCGTCCAATAAGCCTCCTGGAGAGGCGGCGCTGGGGGAGAAGCCTGGGTCGGTTCCGGGACATCAACTCATGCCCAGAGACTGTCTTCATTGCATCTCGAAACCATGCAGTACTTTCTTCCCTGGCTTTAGGAATATTGGCAAGCAATTCTTTATAGCGACTACGCATGTATGTGGTTGTTGCCATCTATTTTTTCTTCTTTTCGATTTTTGGAAAAAGTTGTTTTTCTGTTAGCACCTTGAATTTAATCCCTCGATCTTTACACCATTCCTGTGCAAAGGCCCATTTTGATTGATTTACCTCATAGGTCATGATCTCATTCAGTAACCGCCGCCTGTTCTTATGGGGCTTGGGTTTGATGCATTGGTTATAGGGTTTGACCTCTATCAGTTCCTTCTTACCATCTTTGTACTCAACATAAAAATCAGGGAAATATCTGTGCCACTTCTTATCCTTGGGTGATAAATACCTAATACTAAACTCTTCAGAGGCCCAACGTAACACAGATGAATCATGGTCTAGTTGCATCATCACCTTGAACTCCCAGTGAGAGCGGTAAATGATATTTTTGGGATTACCCATGTACTTTTCTGTATGTATTGGTTTGAAGTATCCCTTATGCGCCATCTGCGATAATCCTAAGCTATTAGGTATTTAGCATAAATAAAACAAAGGAACAGGCATGGCATTTGATATCCAACAATTTGGTAATTTTACCGGACAATCCAAGGCACCGTTTACTCGTACAGAAACGGCAGACAACACTGGATTTTTCCGTGGAGTATCTGCCCGCAGTGTTAATGAAATACAGGCAAAAATTCGTAATTATAGCGCAGAACAGCGTGGGGATGGTCAGACACTAATCTTCCCGGAAGAAGAGATAAAATACTTTGTCAATCTACAATACTCAAAATACTCCAGACAAAGCCCGCAGCGAGTAGGTTTTTCTCGAATCGGTAGCATATATCTACCTTTGCCTGCACAGGGCATGACAGACACCCATGAAGTTGACTATATCGAGGAGACAATGGGTCTGGTTGGTACGGCATCCACAATTATTCAAAACCTGTTTGGTACGGGCTCGGGATCGGATGATACCATCTTCGGACAACTATCTGGACTATTCCAACGATTCCTTACCGGTGTTCCCGGCATTTCCAGTTATCTCGGTGCCTCCCCCAATAAGTTCATGACAATTCTATTGAAGGGGCCGCGTTATAAGAGACACGAATTCACATGGAAACTATATCCAACGAGTAAGGCAGAATCACTGACTATTGCGCGCATCATTACTCAAATGAATAATGCAATGGCTCCGGGTCTCAGTGTTGAGCAGCTACTATTTTCGTTCCCCTATATCTTCTTTATGCAGTATATGCCTAATGCCAAATACCTCTATAAATTTAAGCCAATGGTGCTGGAATCCCTATCAACGAACTATGCGGCTCCCGGTGTACCATCATTCTATGCTGATCCATACAAGGGTGAGAACCCTCCTGAAATGATCGAAATCCGGGCGAGGTTCCTTGAACTAGAATACTGGTTACGCAATCAGTACAACCTCCTGAGCAATGCTGGTCCTGATGGTATTCACAGACAGGTTGATCAGGCTGAAAACGATCTCCGTGCTATCTATAATGATGTTGGCGCATTTGTTGGTGCGCCTAGACAAGCTAACAAAATCGATGCTGATGAGAATCCTAATTTCGATCAGGGTGGTGGCGACACCTTCCCTAATGGGTAACGGAGATACTAATGCCCGAAAGATTTTTCGATAAGTTTCCAACTATTGTGTATGCCAATACGGTATGCCGCGACTTGACCAAACGAGTAACGATTCGTGCTGATGTCAAAACTAATATCGATCTTTATTATCCCCTGGAAATTACTGCAGGGTTTCGTGCCGATCAGGTATCAGATGCTTACTATGAAGATGAGGAATTAGACTGGTTGGTCTTTATGATGAATGATGTGGTGGACCCATACTATGAATGGTACATCTCAGAAATAGACTTTCATGACTTTATTTCGGTGAAGTATGGTTCGGTGGCAAACTCCCAGGAACAGATACTATACTATAGGAATAACTGGTATGCAGATGAAGTTGAATTAAATCCTCAATCTTATGAGGATCACATCGATATGTCCTGGCGCAAGTACTATGAGCCCGTATGGTCTCCGACCAATAAGATTTACTCCTACCGGCGTAAACAGGAAGATTGGGTGGTCAATACCAATCGTATTCTGGAATACCAAATTGATCTGGCCAACTCAGAAGTTACCTTCGCCAACTCTGAAATCGTGGATATCAAATATCAAGGCGAAATAATCGGAGGAGGAACTGTAATTGTTTCTAACACCACTGTACTCTTTATCCATCATGTATCTGGAAATACAAGTGCAAACACTACTCATGCAAAAACGATTATTGGAGAAACAACTGGAGCTAATGCAGCCACTTCAAATGTCACAACCAGATCGGAAAACTTCACCGTCAACGAATCCAGATTTTGGAGTGCTGTATCCCACTATGATCGAGAGTTGGAACGCTATGAGTCGCGGAAAAACGTCGAAGTGATTAATTCAGATATGATCTACAATGTTGTGCGCAATGTCAGATCAAAACTACAGGAGACATAATGGCCGATCCGACTAGGTATGCTCCAGGTAAGGTTCGTCTATTAGGCGCTTCGATTGCAGGCACTGATGTCACCAGCTGGGTTCAGAACATTAAGGTCTATGAGAGTATGTGTACGCCTTATATTAAGGCAGAATTGACTATCCTGGATAACGGACATGATCGTTCTGGGCAGGCAGGTGTCATTGCAGACATTGCAGAAGGAACAAGTCTTCCAGGAGCACCGGTTGCCTTTGTCTTTGAGGCCGGAGATGGCGAGTATGAGCGCACAGAGCAGCGTATCCTAACGGTGGACTCCAACCCCTCGGAAGAACAGAAACGCGCCCTGGTGTACAATATAGGGACTATAGGGGCATCCTATGTGGATGATCGCCAATCCCTTGTTCAGAAGTCCTTTGTCAATGTACCTGCAACTTCGGCGGCAGACTCCATTCATAGAGAATACCTCCCGAGTGATCCAGCAGGTCTCAATACAACGACCAGTGCAGGGATGATCGCCAAGGATACCATTGGTTCCTTTCCTATCTCCAATATGCATCCCTTCTCTGCAATCGAAATGCTGTTGAAGCGGGCTACCTATGGCGGACTACCAACTCCCACTGTCTATTATCGGGATGCCCAGATATTCAATATGGTTCCCCTATTCCAATCATTTGCTTCTGCTGGGCCTCAACATCATTTTATTGAGAGTGCAACATGGGGTAAGAGAATTGAAGAACTGTTTGATGGTGGTAATGGTTTTCATTCTCCTCATGATGCAATCATCTCGGCTGCTCTGATCGTCAAAGAGGATGATATCAATAGTGTTCGTAACAAGATTGGTAATTCCATATCTGCGGCGTCACAAGCAGAGAATATCTATGACAATGCCAATAACTCCCTGGCTATCGAGAAAGCAGCGAGCGCTACCGGTCTCCTCGGATCACTCAGCGGAATAGCCCAGAACCTTGTCGGGAGTAGTGGCGGCTCGATGAACGTGCAGGGGTTTGATCATCTCAGAAACGAGCTGGCAACGGACCCGGCAATCCATCGGGTAACCTCCCAGGAATTCCTGGCAAAGGTAAAAGACGCAGATAAATATTTCGTAAAGGTACCGATTAAAAATGGAATGAAATGTACCGTAGGCAAGGGAGTCTTCAATCAACTCCTGATACCAACCGGTGCCGATAAAGAAAAGCGGGGCGGAGGTCTAATGCTAATTGCAGATATTATGCATGACTGCTACTTCGATCAACGCCCGCTACAAGGAACAACAACAATGAGAGGGGTAATTGTAAGCGATGTCCTTTAGAGATGACGATATCTCTGGCTTTCCGCATAAATCACAATTCGGAATGTTCAGGGTCGAAATAGTAAATGTAAATGATGAACACCAGAAGTGTCGTTTCCAGTGCCGCATGATCGGCCACGAGCAGGATCAAATGGGCCATCCAGATGAAAATCTGCAATGGTATACAGCAATGGTTCCTGACTCAACACATCGTGGCATGGGGCCTAATCCTATGTATAAGCCCGGAGATCAGTGCTATGCCTTCCAGGAAGGCCGCAATAGAATTCTCTGTGGTTCGGTACGCAAGGCCGATCCCTATGAGGGCGAAGAGGCGGATGTAAATCCCTATACCCTCGATGGTACTGCATCACCTAAGTCTCCGAAGGGCGAAGAAGAAGATCGTGAAACGAACTGGCGTCCTAAGCGACCGGGTGAGAAAAACACAACCACCGAAGCCCGCATGGCACAACGAGGGCGCGAGGAAGATAAGGCCACCCAGGGTCAAAAGAAAACCAAGAATATCTATAACAGAACAGCGCACCGCTATGGTGATAAGTTATCCATTGGTAAGGATATTGCCTTCAAAGATACCGATCTACAAAACACAATGAAAACCATTCAGGATAAGATTCAAAATAGCGGTCATGCCGTTCCTGAATTACTCCCAATGGTAGAAACACTCCGAAAGGTTGATGGTGGATCGAATCCTCCCGCTATTCCAGCAGTTGGTGCAGGACAATATTCATCATTTATCGGTTCGCTATCCAAATATTTTTCGGGTTTATCTCAGGCAGCAAAGAAACAGGAACAGAAATCAGATAAAGAAGAGAAAGAACAGCGTCGCCAAGAGGCGCAGCTAGACCTAGCGAATCAATATGCTCTCGAAGAAGAGCAAGGTACACTAGGTGAATTCGATGATGTTGAAGACCCCGTTGATATTGATAGAGAAGGATAGAAATGCCACAAAAATCAAAAGACCCTAAAAAGAAACTTCATGATCCCAAAAAGGATATGGAGGATGGGCGGTATCCAGATATAAAATGTGTAGAAACAGAATCAGGTCATGTCAGTGTCTGGTGCGATACCAAGGGCGCAACCTACATCCTACATGCTCACCAATCCGGTACCTATAATATGATCACCCATGATGGGAAACAGGTCAATTTTACCTCCGGCGATCTCCAACAATATGGTAAGGGCGGAGCCTCGATCACAGTTGATGAGAACCAGGATATGAAAATTCATGGTCACCAAAGAGTAGTTGTCGGTGGTGGCTCATATGTCGAGGTTGCCGGTCATGCCGGTATCGGCGTTGCAGGAGATACCACGCTCTTCTCCAAGGGAAACATGAATGCTCATGTAGACAATTTCTATGTCGGTGCCAAGGGTAACTTCAAGATGCATGTCGATGGAAATTGGGATGTGAAAGTCAAGGGCGATACCAAATTCGACACCGCAGGTGATATGTCCAATAAGGTTGGAGAAAGCCTGAAGATCGATGTCTCGGATACCATTGATCAGAAGTCAAACAAATACAAATGGGAAGCCGAAACCAAGGTCAAGGGTGATATCACTGAAATAGGTTATCATGTAGATTCTAGAGGCCCACACGTCGGTTAAGAACAATAACAACGGAACCTACACCTAATGACTAGACAAGCACAATACACAATGGTGAAGAAGAAAAACACGCGAGAACACTTCTCGGATTTTCTCACCAATTTCGATAGAAACCCCCTGACTGGTTATCTGGCCAAGGCCGTGGATCAACAAGCTGTTGAAACCTCCATGCGTAACTTGATCCTGACCAACAGGGGTGAATGGCCAATGGAACCATACCTGGGTAGTACAGTACGTGCTTCGATGTTTGAAATGAATGATGGGCGGGCACGTAACGAAATCGAAAATGCTATCCAGGAAGTGATCAAAATGTTCGAACCACGGGTAGATATACATCGTGTAGTAGCTGAAACTGGTAATGACCCCAACCGAGTAACAATATCCGTAGTTTATTCAATACTAAATATACCGAATGAGTTTTTCGAATTTGACGTAGTTGTAAACAGAGTGCGCTAAATGGCATCAAGCAATAATCAAATAAATCTTAATAACTTAGATGTTGTCGATCTCGACTATAATAGCATCAAAGCCAGCCTCAAAAACTTTCTGCGCAATCAGAGTCAATTCAAGGATTATGACTATGATGGGCCGAATATGGCCACATTGTTACGGCTGCTGTCGTACAATACCTATATTAATGCCTTCTATACCAATATGGCCCTGGCAGAGGCACACCTAGATTCCGCGCAATTGCGATCTAGTATTCTATCTCATGCCAAGGATTTGAACTATACTCCTAGATCAATACGATCATCCAGGGCACGCATATCGGCATCATTTACGGCTACTGGAGAGAGCCAGCCATATGTCCTGGATAAGGGTTCAACCTTCTCTGCTGTTGTCAAGAATACATCCTATGCATTTTCCCTACCAGAAACACTCGTGGTGGCATCAGCCAATACCACATTTGATTTCACGACGGATATCTATGAGGGGTTCTTTGTCAAGGATAGTTATATCGCCACCGGTATCGAGAATGAGCGATTCAAGATCACCAACAAGAATGTCGATATCAGATCAATCTCGGTCACGGTTTATGAGGATGGCAATGCCATTGGTGATACCTATGTCTATAAGGAAACACTCCTGGATGTAACTTCTCAGTCCAAGGTATACTTCCTACAGACAGCCGAAGATGGCTATTACGAAATTCTATTCGGCGATGATATTATTGGTCGCCGCCCCAAAACCAACTCAGCCATTGTACTCGATTACCGCATTGCCGCTGGTCCTGCTTCTGATGGTGCCAAGGCATTCGCAATGGACTTCGATCCTACCGGCCTGGATGAACTAACCTCCACTCCTGTTGTCGAGACCATTGAGTCCTCGCGCAATGGCCAGGAGGCCGAAACCAATGAGTCAGTCAGATACTATGCTCCTCGATCATTCCAGGTCCAGGAACGTACTGTGGTCGATCAGGACTATTCTGTGTCTCTCAAGGCGGCATTCCCTGAGATCAATGTTGTTCATGCCTATGGTGGCGAGGAGGCAAATCCCCCGCGTATGGGCAAGGTCTTCGTATCAGTTGATCTAACCAATGTGGATGGACTGCCAGATTCCAAGATATCAGAATATACCCGCTTCCTACGCAGGCGCTCCCCCTTCGGGATCGATCCCTTGTTTGTTGAGCCGGACTATCTGTATGTCTATATCCGATCCAAGGTCAGGTATGATGTCAACATCACGACCAATAGCCCGGAACGGATCAGGACATTGGTCACCCAGGCAATTACTGCCTATAATGATGTGAGCCTCAATAATTTCCAAGCTGTTTATCGCGATAGTCAGATGTGCCGCACCATTGACTTCGCCGATGTTTCTATTGTTTCGTCCATTACCGATAGCCGAATGTACAAAAAAATGGATGTGATTCTGGAGAAACAGACCAACTATGTTATTGATTTCGGTGTTCCTATTCGGGATACCCTACCGGAAGTGATCGGCACCCACAAAATCAATAGAGAACATGCCTTCCGATCAGATACCTTCACCTACAATGGTCAGTCCGTTCATATGGAAGATGTTGGTGATGGCACAATACGTCTGACCAAGAGACAGAATAACATTGACATTGAAATTGGTAAGGTCGGTGATATCAGTTATACCAGTGGTATTGTAAACCTCTATAATCTGAATATCCAGAACTTCTCCGGCCCTGCTCTAAGGGTCTATGCATATCCAAAAGACAAAGATATACAAGCTAGTAAAAACACCATTCTCGGAATTGAATCATCGGGAATAGAAATTGATGTTGAAGAGATTAGAATAACGGAATAATGGGTCATAAGATAGAATCGACTATCAGTAATCTGGTAAAGAATCAATTTCCTGAGTTTTATCAATCTGAGGGGCCGATATTCGTTGCCTTCGTTTCAAAGTACTTTGAATGGTTAGAGACCTCATCCTCAGTTGCCAATCAGACCTATTCTGAGGCCAAGCAGAACTGTAAAATTGATGTGCAGGCCGGTAACACAATCATCTATTCGCCGAATACATCAACTACATTTGTGGACTGCTTCTCCAATGGTGATGCCATTGCGATCTATACCGCGACAGATGGAAGTGACTATACAACCTTTACTGTCAATACTGTTGTTAATAACTCTCTTCTTATACTCAATGAAACTCCTGACTTTACTCTCGCAAATACTCGCTTCTCCCAACTAAAGAGCCAGAAGAATCCCGTCAAATTTCTTCGTGACTTCTATGAAGATATTGATGTGGATACCACATCTGATGAATTCCTGGTATATTTCAAGGAGAAGTACTTAAAAGACATTCAGTTTACTACTGAGGTCGATCAACGACGCATCATTAAACACGCCCTGGACATATATCGTTCTAAGGGGACAGAGCGGTCGGTGGAACTCCTTTTCCGTATAGCATTTGGTACCACTCCGCGTATGTACTATCCTGGCGATGACTTGTTTAGACTTTCGGATGGACAGTGGTATAAACCCAGGTATCTGGAAGTGTCTCTTCGCGAATCCAATGTGAAGATAATCAATAAGCAAATCTTCGGATATAAGTCCGGGGCGACTGCATTTGTTGAGGCCGTTATCCGCAAGACTGTTCGCGGGCGGCTTATTGATGTGGTCTATATCTCAGCTATTAATGGTGAATTCGAAACTGGTGAGTTAATCAACACAGAGGATAATGTCCTTACCAATAATGAAAGACCGACCATTATTGGTTCACTATCCAATCTTGTTATTACTCCTGGAGAGGCCGGATCGAATTTTGAAGTCGGTGATCTGCTGGATTTTGAATCCGAGTCTGGTGAAGGCGGTACTGCTCGTGTCGCGGCTGTTGAGCTAGCTACAGGCTTTGTCGATCTAGAACTAGAGAGTGGTGGTTATGGATATAGTTCCTCGGCAGAGGTTCTGATATCCAATTCCGTTGTGCGTATTGATCAGATGGTCGTACCCGGCGATACCACAATCGATGACTACTTCCTGCTATTTGAGAAGCTGATACAACCCCAGGGTGTTATCACCTATGAGAATGCCACCGGCACCTTCGCCAATGGTGACTATGTTACCATGTACTATGGAAATAGCGCCATACGAGCCCAGGGACAGGCACTGAATGTCACAGGGATATCTAATGGTACGATCACAGTATCCTGGCTGGCGGGCGACTATGTGGCAGGAACGATATACAATGATGGCAATACCTATAATGCCGACATTCTGACCTTCTCTGATACGACCTCCTACGGCAATGTCATGGCATGATCGAACCAGACTTCGATCTTTGTCGATACCAAGGTCAATGACTTCCTAGAAAACGAAGAGGTTTACCAGCTCGAAGGATCGACCAAGACCGCAACAGGTATTGTCAACAGATTTGATCTGGACTTTGGTGATCAGGGCACGCTTCTGGTCAATGAAATTGATGGTGTATTCAAATCCAACACACAAATCACTGGCGGTATCTCGAATGCCACGGCGAATGTGGTCACCCAAAAATTCGAGGTTGGTCTCATTGATCTATGGAATGGTGATTTCTCCACACTCACCAATAACTATGTCTATTCAGAAAACAGTGGTGTTACCGGTACAATCATATTCGTATCGGATGGTTCTGGTCTGGGCTTCCAGGTCAGTAATTCACTGCTGTATCAAGAAACAATCGATATCAATAATGACTATATCATTGATTACTATAACTACCCGCTGACACACCCCAAGTTGACCGGTACCCTGGATATATCATCTGGCGATCCAGAAATAACCGGTAGCGGCACCTCATTCCTCTCAGAGGTTGGGTTCTCCATAACGGGTAATGCCTCCGTTAATACCTCATCCAATACAGTCTTTGGTGATGGTACTGATTTCGAGAATGAAATCGTTGCTGGTGATATTCTCAAAATCAATACTGAATATGTTCGTGTCCGCGAAGTCGTTAACTCTGCCTTCCTGGTGGTTAACTCTGCCTTCTCTGCCGCGTTAACTGATCTACCAATAACCATGCACCGCTGGTTAACAATCAAGGGTTCTGGTTCAGTAGAGACACATCGGATTAACAATGTTACTAATGATACAACGCTGACACTAGAGACTAACCCAGGATTTACTGATGCATCATCTAATGGTTACTACTCCTGGGGCTTCCCTGGTAATACATCTGCGAACCTAACCTATGGTATCCTGGATAATATCCTATCCAATACTTCGTTTACCATTGGTCGCATTGGTGCGCTCGAATTCATCAATACCGGGGCGAACTACAACACCGATCCATTCATTCGTGTGTATGAGAACCTGACCTATGCCCAGAAAAAATTCGGGCAGGATGAGCTGGCTATTACGGGATCGACCTTCTCATTCAAGAGGGGGGAAGATGTCCTACAGGAAGCAACAGGCGCACGAGGTATTGTTATCTCATCGAACTCCTCATTCCTGGTTGTTTCTCGGCTGCGTCTCAATGATAGCCAGAACTTTACTGAAACATCCAATAGCACGACCTTTATCGTCGGTCAGCAGTCGGGTGCGCAAGCCAATATCACTGCTGTGACTGCTGATATTGAATCCAAATTCATTGGCTTTAATGCAGAAATCCAATCTCCGGCGGCATTCTCGAATGGTGCCATTACTGAATTAGAGATTGTTGATTCTGGGTTTGGATATCGTGAAGGCGAATCAATTAATCTGGTTTCTAATAACAGGATTGCCGTGGCATCTGCAGGACTGGGTAGGTATGGTACCGGCTCTGGGTTCTATCGCCAAAAGGGTGGATTTCTATCAGATCAGAAGAAACTATTCGATGGGTTCTATTATCAGGACTATTCCTATGAGATACGATCACCCATCCAGCTATCCAAATACGAGGATATGCTCAAGCAGCTATTGCATGTCGCCGGTACCCAGTACTTCGGCGGATTTGTGTTTGATACCAACCTGCTTTCACGTATCGGACTAGCCGAGTTTATTGTTAGCGTTATGCAATTCCTGACTGATGCGGTCAGTATCGAATCTATCCCTGAGTTGGGTATGCCTCCAGTAGGACGTAACTACCAGCTCGGTCTTGCAGATGATATCGAATCACTGAGTGAAACTGGATTGCCCATACCAAATGTTAAATGGGTATTTGAAAATATTGGTGAAGCCACCTCAACACCAGAGATTTCTATTCCTACATTTGGTCAAGAACACTACCTGACAGAACTTGGTATTGAATCGGCCACATCTATTGGCATCCCGATAGCCGGTCTGCAGTTGGGTGTTCCAACAAGCATCGAATCTGCTACAGAAATTCCAGTTCTCACAATTGGTCAGCTCCATATTCTTGGCGATATCAGCCTCGAAGCACTACCTGAATTGGGTGCGCCACTTGTTACTAATATTCCAATTAATGTTCTTACTGCAATCGGTCTGGAAAGCACAAGCTACCTTGGCCAACAGATCGGGGAAGAAGAAGAAATCGAATGGGTCGGACCAGAAGTTGATGATTACCGCGATGGATTCGATGGTACCCTACAGCCACAAGGCATCGAGTCCTATGGTTCGATTTCCACAGAAGTCGAGTTGGAACAGTTCCAGGTCATCGTACCTGCCGATATGGAAGTTACCACAGAACTTGGTGTTCCAATCCCAGGCGTGGTCATTGCAGGTACATCGATCAGCTCGGTACCACAACTTGGTGGACCAACACTCAGCCAGACCCAGGGTCTAACGGCAGTTGGAATTACCATAAATACTGAAACCGGTACACCACAGGGTGGTTACATCCTAGATGCCAGCGATATTGAATCGGCAACCCCAATGGGTTACCCAACATTTACCGGTGTTAGTGTTCTTGGTGCAATTGATGAAATTGAAAGCGCAAGTGAAGTTGAGACACCAACAATTGCCCAGACCCATGATCTCACTGCCGATGATATTAGCTCGCAACCAGAACTCGGCGATACCAGAATTAAACCAGATGATAGCTTAATTTTGGAAACCGGCACCGATAATTACTACCTACAGGAAGATGGAGGTTCCTTCCTTCTTGAAAGCGTTACATAAACAGGATTAAGAAACATGGCTGACTCAAAGATTTCGGCATTAGTATCATTAACAGCTCCAGTAGGTGAAGACTTATTACCAATTGTTGATGATCCAGGCGGCACACCAGTATCCAAGAAAATAACGGTTGATGACCTATTCAGCCGGGTGATGTCTGCTGCCAATAAGGGTGGGTTGGGTATTAGTGGTTATTCCCTGACGGGTACCGATTCAACATCATTTATTGATTTGGCAGGTACCTGGAATACCTCTGGCAATCCTGTAGCAATTAAACTCGATATTACCGATACAGCCTCGGGCGCGAGTTCTTTATTGACCGATCTCCAGGTTGATTCTTCCTCGGTTTTTACAGTCGATCTGACTGGACTCGTTACACCATCTGGTGGTGTTAATGTTTCTGGTACATTCGGTGGTGATGGTACCTGGATGTCCACCAATGGTATCAATGTCGAGGGTGATGATAAACTTAGTTTTGGTAATGAGGATGTTGTCCTGCGCCGGGACGGTGCTGCTGATACCCTGGCGCTGCGCCGGACCACAAACAATCAACGATTTAATATCTATGGTACCTATACTGATGGTAGTAACTATGAGATGGGCTATTTCCAGGTCAATACCTTCGGCCTGACTATCGCCACGGACTCGGCAGGAACAGGTACCAAGCGAGCAATTAGGCTGCTGGGACAGGGCCTGAGCGGTTCTGATGCCGTTAGTATCCTGGAGCTTACCCAGACATGGAATACCACGGGTGCCCCATCTGCAATCTCAATGGATATTACCGATACGGCATCTGATGCTGCATCTCTCCTGATGGACCTACAGGTTGATTCCAGCACACAGTTCTCGGTAAGTAAAGCCGGGGAGGTATCCCTGAGCCGCCTCACTGCTACTCTGACCGATCTGGAAGCCCAGTTGGGTGGTTCTGGTATATTCAAGGTATTGACATCAGGCGCAGTCCTGGGTGTGGGAATAGACCCAACCAACGAATCAATTCGATTTGGTTCATCTGCTGATGTTATTCTCCAGCGCGATATTGCTGCAGATACCCTGGCGCTCCGTCGCACGACTAATCCTCAGATATTCAATATCTATAATACATATACCAATGTTTCCAACTATGAGCGTGGTTCATTAAAGTGGACTGGTGGTATTTTCTCCATCGATATGGAATCAGCCGGTACCGGCACAACACGTAATTTCCGTATCAGAAAAGATACTAATGAAAAAATTGTTGTTGGTGATACGGTCCAGATGGCGGCTAATGTTTCCTTCGAAGATAATCTGCTGACCAAACCAGTTCTCAAGGATTATGGCGAAGCTATTAATGCCATTGGTTCAATCGGTGGCGGTACCCAGGATATCGACTTTACTGCTGGTAATATCGTGACCGGTACTGTCGATACCTCTGCAACCACATTCACATTCTCTAATCCACCAGCATCAGGCACAGCAGGTTCCTTTACCTTGATCCTGACCAATGGTGGTAGCCAAACAGTATCATGGCCAGCTGCAGTAAAATGGGAAGGCGGCACAGCACCAACACTGACAACAAATGGTGTTGATGTCCTGACCTTTACCACCCTCGATGGTGGGGCGATCTGGTACGGATTTGTTGGAGGTCTCAATCTCTACTAATGACTGCTAACCGTAGACTACGTTTACCACCTTCTGCAGATCGTTTTTACCCTTGGCGTTTATTCGCCAATGGGGAGGCAGGTGTCTGGTACGATCCAAACGATCTCGATACAATCAACGAAGATATCTGCGATGGCACCCAATTCTATGGTGTGAATAAATTAGGTAGAGTTGATTCGCCTATTGGTACTCTTTTCGATAAGAGCCAATTGGGTTCCGGTACCTTCCGGGAATACCTCAACACAACAACTAATCTAGTAAGTAGTCTGGATGATTTCAGTGTAGTCGGAACAGGCACATGGGTTACTGCAGGTAATAGCAGCTATACCTTTACTGATACCGCTGGCACCCAGGACAGACCAGGAATCGCTCTCCCGGATAACACATTCGATCCAAACTTCATTGGATTGTATTATATTAAATTCAACTTTGATGCTGCTTCTTTTGGTGATGCCTCCCAGCTCAGGATCACATCCTATTCTGGTCCTTCTGTTCCTTTTGTTAGTGTATCCGAAATAGGTAATGTGGTCGAAACATTTATTGCACCACCGACTTCACCAGGATATACATTCCGTCTTGTTATCGAGGATGGTTCAACATCAATCAATGATACCTTCACTATCTCGGAAGTGGAGGTCAAGGCCGTTCCTGGATATCATGCCTTTGCTCCCTCGGCGGCGAACCGCCCCAGGGTACTATCCATAGTTCCTGATGGAGCGAATGCAGCTCTGACCGTTACTCCTAATCTATTGAATAACCCTCTGTTTATTCAAGATACAGACTGGATCAAGAGCAATGCCACCATTAGTGGTAATGTTGCCAACTTCTCATCTGCGCCCAATGGTTCTTATATAAGACAGATTGTTGATGATGTAATTACCGATAAATGGTATGAAGTCTCTTTTGATATCGTGACGCGCACCGCCGGGGCCTTCAAAGCTCGACTCGGTACCGTGGATAGTGCAGACTTCTCGACCAATGCAACCCACACATCTGTTCTGAAAGCCGATGGTACTGACTTCTATATCATGACATCAGGTACTACTACCGGGACCATCGACAATGTTTCTCTAAAACAATTAAATGATGACATTGTTTTGAATGGTACATTCGATTCTGATATCAGCAATTGGACTAACCAATCAGAGGCCAATAATACCCCCTCCTGGCAGAGCGGTATTCTGCAAAACCTGACAACATCTTCATCCGGTACCTATCAGAGTTTCACCGATCTGGTTGATGCTCAGTGGTACTATGCATATGCCCGCGCCAAGGTGGTGGCAGGAGCTAATGTTGTCCTGACAGTATCCTCCAATACTGCAAATATCTCAGGTGATTATGGGTCTAATACAACAGACCAAACAACCTTTCAAGAACTCTCTGTTCTATTCCAGGCCACCGAATCCAATGCAACAATATATCTACAAACCGATGGTGCTGGTACCTCACAGTTCGATGATGTGCGTCTCCGGGAAGTACCGGAAAGTGAAATCCTGGCTGATATGGATTTCGATGGTTCTGATGATTATTTGGTGATTAAAAACTTGGATCGGATGGGGCGGCGTTCGACACTGACGTGCGTGACCTATCCAGAAGCCTCTGATCGTTTTGTACTCATGGGTGATAGCGGGACATTTGATTATGTCCTGCAGGGTAATGATGCCGATGGTAGCGGGTCTATTACGAGCTTCCCTGGTGATACAGACTATCGCAAGGATGGTGTCACATGGTTCCCCGGCACACGAAACTCGGTACATGATTCTCTGACAGATGGCAGGCATGTTGTTGCGGTCGAATCATTCGATATGTCCAATACATCGAGTATTACTCTCGGGCGCGGAGAAAACCCGGCTGAGTATCTGAATGGTAAACTTTATGAGTTTGTTCTGTCTGGTCGCGAGCCCTCATTCAAAGACCGGTATGATCTAGAACGACATCTAGGAGCCAAACATACCGTACCTATTACTCGCGGGCCATTCACACCAGCTGTTTTATTCGAACCACAGTATAGCGCCAATGGTATGTGGATCGACCTGGAGGATACCGATAGTATTGTCGAGAATCTGGATGGAACGGGTAAACCTGATGTGGACGATCCTGTTGCACATCTAATTGATAAGGCATTCCTGACAGGTCTGAGTATTAATGCTTTTCTGGACCAACAAACAGAGGCAATTACCAATGGTGGTTTTGATGCTGATACTGATTGGACCAAGGGCGGGTCTGCCACAATATCCGGCGGTGTCGGAAACCTGACAGCAACAAGCGACTCACTCACACAAGATATCAGTTCTGCCGGTAATGATTGGTATATGGTGACCTTCGATTTTGTTCGGTCCAGTGGTACTAATCTCAGAGTACGTATCAGTAATAGCACCGTGTATGACTATGACATGACTGTTCTGACAACCCCATTCAAGGCATTCATCAAGGCCGGAGCATCAGGATCGAGTATCGAAATCCTTTCTAATGATTTTGTTGGGACTGTTGATAATGTTTCGGCCAAGGAAGTTCCTGGGTCTCATATCAGCGTTGATGCAGCCAGTGAGCGGCCCCTATGGCGCTCTGATGGATCGATTGAATTCGATGGTATTGATGACTCATTCTATCAACTGGGTCCGAAGACCTCTCTGGGCGATACCTGGACCCATATAGGCGTATGGCGGCCTGACAATGCCGGTACCCTCTTTGGAACAACATCAGCCGATACAGGCTCTCTCAGGGACGATAATGCGGGTGCAGTGGCCTGGGCGAATGTCGCCGGTACTGGTACGACTCCCGTAACAGATTTTAACCCACGATCCAATACACATGTCCTGACCTTCTGCAAGACAGCTGGTAATACGGCTACCGTATTCTGGAATGGTCAATTCCTAAAAAAGGTTGATGATCTCTTTGGTGGGGGAGGCACTGGTATTTGTATCGGTGCGCAGGATGTAACAGATGGTACGGGTGGGTACCTGGATGGTAAGTTCCTGGGTGGTCTCTGGATTGATGGTACACTGAAGGAACACTATCGCAGAGATATAGAACGCTACTATGGTAAGCTGGCAGGCATCGATGTCGATTCCGAAATTAATTGGAATCCTGGTAGTCTATTCACAACCGAAGAAGGTGGGTGGTATGATGCCAATGACCTGACTTCAATGTGGGTTGGTCTGGGAGACTTTAACACCACAACCTCGCTGGGAGATCATCCAGTAGATGGTGACAAGGTTGGTATCTGGCTAGATAAGCGCAACTTTGGTGGTAAGACCGCTGTTCAATACATCGATAGTCAGACAAATTTGACCCCTGGAGGCGATTTCCAATCCTCGGTGGACTACACCCTCAATGCTGGCTGGTCGGTCTCTGGCGACGAAGCTCATGGCACTACCACTACCCAAACAATTGACTGGACCACAACCATCACTATCGGTCAGTGGTATATCGTCACATATGATATCACGGCATACACATCCGGCAGTGTGGCGGCTCGACTGGGTAATAAAATCCTGAATGAGAATAGCGCAGTCGGTAGCTATACCTCTATCGGTAAATGCATCGATAATACCACATTCTCAATGGATGGTATTACTGCATTTACTGGATCAATAGATAATGTGGTGGTGAAAGAAATTGATGGAAACCATGCTGTTTCTCTAACCAATGCGCAGCGACCAACACTGGGGAGAGATGCCGCCGGTAAACACTATGTTGAATTCAATGATACCAATACAGAATATATGGTTACCTCAGATACATTGAGTGCCCCAACGCAGGGTATTATGGCTGCCGCCACGGCTATTCTTGATAATTCAAGTACAGAATACATTGCTGGTCTGATCAGTTCAACAGGTGAGAGATTCTATCTTTCGTATGTGACCGGCAACCCCTCTGGTGGCTGGGATGATATCGATAATGCCACTCTACAATCAGCCTCGACTCACACAACCGATCCCATCACGATGATCATGTATGGCAATGGCACCAATGTAGATTTCTATGAAAATGCCTTCTATGCCGATACCGCAACATCCACTGCCGCACCGACCCTGGCACATAACTTCATGATTGGTGCCTATAACAATGATGAGACAGCAGCAGGTCATTCGGATGTGAAAATCTACAATTTAGTGGTCCTGATGGATCAGGCAATTTCAGTAATCAATAGGGCACGCCTGGATAACTATCTCAGAAAGTCATGTGGCCGCCCAGAGCCATTAGAATAGGAGTAGATATGCGAGAATCAATGGTTGTTATCTGTCCCAGAACGCTAAAGCTCAAGGTGTTTAATCTAACCGCTAAACTAGGCGAATCCCTGGGTATGTCTATTCCAATTGCAAAAAAGAGCATTGGACCACAAACACACTGGGGATGTCACAACTGGGCGGGCGAACAATTCATTTCCTATATGCTGAGAGAAACCTATCATCCACAACTTGACCCAGCCGATGTCGATAAGATTCTGGATGAGTGCATCATATCTATAGGTGTCACTCGCTATAAGAAAAAGCTGATCAAGAGAGATCATCTAGAGTATGTACTGAAGAAGCATAAACTTCAGAAGATGGTAAATGTATCTGACTGGTGACTAAATAAAGTAGAAGATCAATTATGGAGAATGTTATGACCAGACTTGAATTGAATGCGGATGAAGTGAAGGCTCTCTTGGAGTTGATGGATGCAGGAGTGAAAGCAGTCGGACTGCGAGGTGTTACCAATGCGGCCTATCTCCTGGCTAAAATTGAAGTAGCTTCTAAAGAATGTGAAGAATTGCAAAAACGCATAGAAGAAGAAAAAGAACCGGAAATGGCCGATAGCTAAGAATGACACAGCTTGTCACTAATACAAATAGACTACATGCTGCAGAGCAGGTTCTGGAATCAATAACAGAACCTGCCAATACCCAATACTATATGTTTGTGGCGGATCATACCGATCACCCCAATACGGAATTGCAGCCGGTCTATGACAATACCAAAACATCTGTAGATGCATATCACAATATGATCTTCGGTAAGAAACTCGAACCGACTGATCTGAAATTGATGATACGCAATGTCCCATACCAGTCTAATATCGTCTATACTATGTATGACGATCAGGAAGAATTGATTCTACAGAGTAATTTCTATGCTGTGGTCAATGCTGTCTCTTATTATCATGTCTATAAATGCCTGGATAATAACCAGGGTATTCCATCAACGGTCGAGCCAGAATTCTCTCATATCACGGGCTCCAATACCTTTATCTACCAGACATCCGATGGTTATCGCTGGAAGTATATGTACTCCGTCGATTCGGCTAATGTCGTTAAATTCGAAACTGCTTCCTATTTTCCAATTGTTCCTAATACTCAGGTCGAAGATACCGCAGTTGCAGGCGCAATCGATATCATCAGAGTAGATGGTGAGGGGCGTGGATATGATAACTATGTTGATGGTATATTCTCACCATTGGATATTCGATATGATGGTGATGTTCATGCCTATGCCCTGGCCAATAATGTGGCCTCTGCTGTCAATGGATACTATACCGGATGTATGCTCTATCTATCGAGCGGCACAGGCAGCGGACAATACCGACTGATCTCTGACTACTACTCCAATAATGAAGGCCGGTATATGATCGTGAACTCTGCGTTTACGACCACGCCGGATGGTACCACGGAATTCCAGGTGACGCCCTCGGTGAAGATCGTTGGGGATGGCCGCCAACTAACCAATGCAGATGCCAGAGCGCTGGTCAATGCCCTGGCTTCCAATTCTATTCATCGCGTTGAAATGCTCAATAGGGGCGCTGGGTATACCTACCATACCGCCAATGTCATTGCCAATGCCGTGGTGGGTGTTCTCTCCAATACCATTGTCAGACCGATCTATAGCCCCTATCACGGGCATGGATATGATGCCGCCAGAGAACTAGGATCGCACCATCTGAGCTTTACCCTGGAGGTTGCCAACAATGAAGGCAATACCCTTGTTACCTCCAATAAATTCCAACAAATTGGAATGTTGAAAGACCCATTGTTCGCCAATGTTGTGGTGGAAATGGAAAGCTCTAATGGGTTCTTTATCAATAACGAAAAAGTACTAAAAATTAATCCTGTTCGTCTCGAAAATGATGTTTCCATTGCCTCGGCATGTACGACAGTCACTGCATCCGGCGCTGACTTTGCCAATCAAATTTCCAGTGGTGATTGGGTCTATTTCCAATCCGGTTCGGGACTATTGCATCAGGTGGTGCAAATCGATTCGGTATCTAACAGTTCCGAAGTAATCCTGGCGCAAAACGCCTACTTCTCATGCACCACCACCACTATGTATCAAGCCAATATTAGTTCTAATGCATATGTTATGACAACGAATGGTACGCATGTCTTTGTCACTAATGTGGCTGGTGAATTCCTAACTAGCGATATCTTTATTGGTGAAGCCTCCGGCGCAAAGGGTGTTGTCAATACCACAATCAGAAATGGTGAGGAGAAGATATTCGATACATATCAGAATATGTATAAATACACTGGTACTGTTTTGAATGGAACATTTAATGAAAATGAAGTGATATATCAGGGTAACCTACAAACCTCTAATGCCTTACTTCATTCCGCAAACATTTCTGGTGGTACTCTAACGGTATATACGACCAATCAGGTTGGTCAATTCGTCGCTGATGGTGCGAACAACATTATAGGTAATGAATCTGGTGCGCTCGCTATCTTCACTGAAGCCTATGCTCCAGAATTAGTCTTTGGGTCGGGAGAAATACTATTCCTACAGAATATCCAGGCGATTACGCGGTCAGCAAATACAAACGAAACATTCCAAATTATTTTTGAATATTAAGGACGAAAATGCCAGTAGAAAGTAATTTAAGCCAAGCGCCATACTTTGATGAGCATGATCCATCAAAGAATTACCATAGGATTCTTTTCAGGCCCTCGGTATCAGTACAGACGCGCGAGCTGAATGAACTTCAGAGCATTCTCCAGGAACAAATCGAGCGCTTTGGTGATGCGGTCTATAAGCGCGGCACGGTCATTCAGGGTTGTGCTTACACTTTCTATAACAAGTACCCCTATGTAAAAATTCTGGATAACGAAACTGATGGCAACAATGCCATTGTTTCTCTGTATAACAACCTGTTTACCAAGAGTACTGCAAACCTACGCGCCTATATTGTCAACTATGTTGAGGGTTTCGAAGCATCAGACCCCGATCTGAAAACGCTGTACCTCAACTACATCAATGCAGGGGATGATGGTCTTACCAACGCATATTCTCCATCTGATATTCTAACGATCTATGATAGTAACAATTCATTGTATGCTGTTACCGTCGATGACGGAAGTCTTGGATTCTCCAACACTGATACAGTGATCATCACCCCTGCTATTGCGGTTAATGTCTCGACCGGTACATGGTCGAATGGCGATAACCTAACCATCCCTGCATCCGGCGCGAATCTTGATATCATCCAGGTTGATGAACTGACCCTGGCAGATAGCAATCAAGTTCTATTGTATTGCCGCCCCCGGACATCCGATCTGGCCAATGGTGAGGCCAACAGCGATATCTGGACCCTTATCCAGGATGCTGACTGTGTGGACCCAGGCAATACCGTTACCTGTACTATCGAGAACATATATGGTTCTGGTGCCTCTGCGAATGTTCAGACACTCTCCAGTGGTAAGGTTGCCAATGTCAATATGATTTCCAAAGGATCGGACTATCTATATGCACCGCAGGTTGATGTCTGGTCTCCTAATAACTCCACGGGCATTGCGTCGCTAGTTCTGACATCTCGCAACTTCTTCGGTAAGGTTCAGATTGCTACAGGCCCGACTGCGATAGGCAATGGTTATGCCTTCAAAGTCTCGGATGGTATCATCTATCAGAAGGGATCATTCCTTCGATCCGAAGAACAAACCGTTATTGTCAGTAAGTATACCACCACACCAAATGCAGTTAGTGCTGGGTTTGTCACAGAAGAAAGCTTTATTGATTCCAATATCGATACAGAACTTTTGGATAATTCACTGAATACTAGGAATGAAACAGCTCCTGGCGCTGATCGACTTCAGCTCATTCCTACCCTGACAACGATCTCGGCGAATGATGCCAATGCCAATGATGATTTCTATACCCTGGTAGAATGGAATGAGGGGCGGCCCTATAAGCAAAACCAATTTACAGATTTCTCTGGGTTGGGTGATGAACTTGCCAGACGTACATTTGATGCCTCTGGTAACTTCGTTGTTGATACATTCCAGGTCACGACCCTATCTCCATCCAATACGCAAAACGATGCCAAGTACTATACGGCTGCTGTGGACCCCGGCCAAGCCTATATCTCAGGACGTAAGGTCCAGACCCGACGCAACTACCATATTGATGTGACCAAGGGCATTGATACGATCATTGCCAATAACTCAATCTCACTCAACTATGGTAATTATACCCGCATCAAAGAAGTTAGTGGTATGTGGTTGTATTCCACGGGTGATGTGGTCGATCTGCATGATGTCGCACGCGGATTCCTATCCAATGGTGCAATATGGGAAGTTGGCACTATCGCGGCTCCTGGCAACAAGATCGGTGAAGCTCGCATACGCTCCCTGAAACTAGAGAATGGCCCTCCTGGTGAGCCAAACACTGTTTATCGGCTATTCCTATTTGATATTAGGATGAATCCAGGTAAAGCCTTCGATCAAATCCGTTCAATCTATTACAACGGCGCATCCTATGATGGTATTGCCGATACAGTTCTGGATACCGATCCGACCACACAAAATCCAATTGCTACCCTGGAAGGCAAAAACAGGAATAGGCTGGTATTCAAGGCCGGGTGCGAATCTCTAAAGAATTCCAACGGAACAAACTATATCTATCGGACCATTGATCAATCTCTGGAAATGGCCAATACCGGCTTGCTCGTCAAGTCTGTTGCCTCCGATCCAGATGAATTTTTCCCGTATGGCACATCATCGTACCTATCTGATAATCAGATGGAAGACCTTTATGTGGTGCCTACCCAGAACACAATGGTCGCCTATATCAATGCCACAGGTACGGTAACATGTCTGACCACATCTGCTGTCGTTAATGGTGTGGGTACATCTACCAATTTCTTTGGCGAGCTTGATGTTGGCGATTATGTCCAGGTTTATGAAAGCGGTGTTAACAACGATGTACGCCGAGTTGTATCCATCAGTAGCTCCAACAGCCTGACACTTGATGCCAACCTAACATTTGCGAACTCCACGGGTGCAGCGCTCTATCGGGCCTTCCCGAAAAACGTACCAATTCCATTTGGTTATCGTGGTGGGCTAACAGCCAATGTTGATGCTGGCCGCAATACTCTGACACTCGATCTGGGGCTAACTCTGGCCGGTACATCCAATCTGGACTGCGCCGTTGGGATGAATATCCAGCGTGAGGATGTTTCCTCCACTGCTAAATCAGTTCAGCGGGACCGGTTCATCAAGATCAGGATTGCTAACAATACTGGTGGTATTGCCGGTCCCTGGTGTGTTGGTGTTCCAGATGTGGTTCGTCTAACTGCTGTTTATACCCATACCGATTCGACTGTGAATGTTAATTCCACGGATGTAACCTCGGAGTTCTATATCGATTCAAACCAGACCGTGAACTACAATGGTCTGTCCTATCTCTATATCTATCCACCGACACGTTATACAGTTGATAGTGGTGATTACCTTCTGGTGAAATTCGACTATTGCACACGCGCCAGCGCGGGTTATTTCGATACCACATCATATCTGAATACATCTGATGCGGCCCAGATTTATACTCTGGATTCGACGCCTGTTGAAAGCCTAACGACCTCAGCTATTTCCTGGGAAGTGCCTGAAATCTATACTGAAAAAGACGAATACTATGATATGCTTAATTGCTTTGATTTCAGGCCAGATGTTGCCAACACTGCGGACCCCCAGGTCTCGGCAGGTTCGGCACCACTAAACCCACCGGAAACAATTGGTTTTGGCGATACCGCCGATCCCCTGAATGATGCCAAATTCCCTGATCCAGATGCTGTTATGACAACACAGATGGAACAATACCAGGGGCGCGTTGATCATATCAATATGGCAGGTAGAGATGGCACGGTGTTTGTTACCAAGGGGCAGCCTCATGTCGATCCCCGTTTCCGGTACGAACCCAACCATTCCAAGGACTCGCTAAAGCTACAGGTAATATCTGTACCTGCCTATCCTGCTATTGTTCGTTTCCCATCTGATCAGATGTCGGCACAGCTTTCTACTGGTGTCTTCAATGAAAAAGAAGGGAATATCAGAACAAAAACCAGAATTGTTAAACAACTTCTGTCCTCTACAGAAATGCAGCTATCCCAACCAATGGTCTATACGATGGAAGACATTGGCAACCTGGAACGGCGCGTTCGTGACCTGGAATATTATGCATCTCTTTCTGTCCTGGAAACATCCATTACGAATAAGATCATTCCGTCCTCGGTCGATAGGACACTAAACAGATTCAAGTTTGGCTTCCTGGCTGATGACTTCGAAACCGATCTTTATACTGACCTGGATAACCCGCAATATGCTGCTTCCAAGGAAATTGAAGGTGACTATAGCTTCGGTCTATTCAAGTCTCCGATTGAGCCAAATCAGGCCAATACGAATACAGAACCACTGACCAAAGCAACATTCTCGAATGTCAAGATTACCAAGAAAGAAACCTACAGGATTGTGCCTCCGCGCTATCCCTGGATGCACAAGCACTTTGTCGATAACTTTGATTATGTACATCGCCCGGTTCTGCAGCAACCCTATGCCACTATACCACTGAACGATAAGTGTACAATTGGTATCAAGAAGGATACGGGTTCGCGGGCATTCTATACTGTTGTTACGGGCCATCCAGTGACTCGTACTGACTATATCACATTCGGTATCGAGAGCGGCACAGCAGCCCTGTACTTCTATAATTATGGTGGTGGCGATAGTATTGATATATATCAAGCCAATACGCTGATTGCTTCAACCAATAACACATCTTCTGCAATTCAGAATTTGACAGCGGCAGATAAGGTTTGGCTCTCCACAAACAACATTGCCAAGACATGGTACACCACAGATTCTGATGGCGGGTTACCTGATCTAGAAAAAGACTATGTTCGTGAAGGTGCCACCGATTATGTCAAATATGTTGGTAAGCTAGTCTGGACACACGACCCGGCTGCAGTAGGTTCTGCTGCCTCCAGACGTACCAGTCAGTACTCCAAGAAGGTCGGTGAGACACAGGGCCTTGCGGTCAACTACAAGATCGTTGTGAAGAAATCCAACCAGTCTCTCTTCTGGCGTTATCTCCTATCCTATCCAGATGCAGCCGGGATTAATAACACCGTTGTCGATCCATGCTCGCCACCTAGCCCAACAGGCTATAATGGTAATATGGATGTGGATGTTAACTCACAGTGGTCATGCTCCAAACAATTCAAAATGGAATTGGGTGGTCTGATATATGATGTTATCCAGGTGAAAATGGATGGTCTAAAACCAAATACATTCCACAACTTCTATTTGGATGGTGTGTTAGATAATGAAGATGTTATTCCTTGGGGCAGGAGGCGAGGCGATCCACTAATCACCAATAAGTATGGTAAATTGACATTCAACTTTGTTATCGATGAAACATGGATTAGTAAAATCAGAAACGATAATGGAAAATATAATTTCTGGGGTGCTTACACGGCCGCCAAGGGAGGCGCTACGAAGGCAACATTTGGTTCGACTGGTTATACACTATTTGAAGTCAGGGGTGTTAATTCATCTGGTAAGACTCTTGTTGCCAACCGCGCTCCGCAGAAATTCTTAAATTAAATGAGGTATGTAAGTGTCATTTAGCTTTGCCCAAACATTTTATGTTGATGCAGATAGAGTTCAGAAGGCAGCAGAAGTCGGTCTTTCGGCTGTCGAACTCTATTTTCGTGGTAAACCAAAAGCAACTAATAACAAGTCTGGAATCGAGAATCCAGGAGCGCGAGTTTTTATCGCTCCGACGAAAGAGGGCATTCCTGTTATCAATGAGTTGGCTGTTATCCGTCCCCAGGAACCAACAGAGCATGGGGCGCGCTTCCTGGTAAAGACCGAGACAGCCAGACGTGAATATGACGAAATCAAAACCTCAGTAGATGCCACTGTTCCCACGGTGTTCAAGTTTGCCGATCCAATCCAGGTCAATACCAATCAACTCTGGGCACTGGTTGTCAAGTTCGATGGTGATGAGGATTTCATCCTATGGACCGCCAAGTCTGGTGATGTGCAGATCGATAACTTCCAGCGCTATACCGGCGCAGGAGATTTCCAGGGTAAGCTATTCGGGTTTGTTTCTCCTACCGCAACAGATCATAACCCAGGCGCGGCTGGCTTCGGCTATGGCGACTTCGCAATCGACCCCGCTGTGGTTGATGAATCTGCTGTTCTGCAAGTAGACCAAACAGATATAGAAACTCAGGTCGCGGCGGCACAGGAGTACCTACAGAACGCCTGGAAGCCCTATGCAGATGAAGACCTGATGTTTGGTGTTTATGCAGCTGCCTATGCCGATAATGGCTACCCTGTATCAGCTAATACAGCCTATCCTGTCTCTGAGGTGGAACCGGCGCTTATTCCCCCAACAGTGCTTTCGAATAACCTAATTCGAATCGTTTCCCCATCGAAATCATTTGAATTCTTCAAGTTTGACCGGCTGACCTCCAATACCAACAACCTGAAGTTCGGCGACTGGTTCTGGCAGGACTCGCCTGCATACCCCGGCGGGACAACCACACCTCTGACAATTACAATCAGTAATGGTTCGGTAAATGTTGTCGGTAATTCTGCCTACCTGTATGCCAACGGCACGACCTTCAACAATGCCAATGGCTGGAATGAGGTCTATCAACTCTCTGCAGATAATGAATACATCGTCATTGATAGCGGCACTGATATCTATATGCGCAAGATTGTCAGTATTCTGTCTAACACCGTCCTGACGGTTGATGAACCATTCCCAGAGACCAATACTGTAGCCAAGTTTTATAAGTCTGCTGTTGGTCGCCTGATCAATAAGACTCGCTCCTATGCCTATGGTTTAATTGAGGAAATTGGCAGGCTGGTCGATAGTAATCCAAACTCATCAGTACGCTTTGTTAATAACTGTATCGAGAGTATTACTGTCACCGCCAATGGCCAGGGATATAGCAATGATGACTATGTTGTCATATCTGGTTATGAGGATGTGGCAGGTAAGGTATCCGGTGGTTATTCGGCATATGCCAATGTTAAGACCAATGCCTCCGGCAATGTTACGGCGCTGCATATGTCAAATGTCGGTTGTGGGTTCGTTCTGGATGCATGGCTACAGGGATCGAATGTTGTGGTCACCAACTCCAGTGGACAACCAGTTCCTGACGGTACGGCCAATGGCCTGACCATGAGCTATAACATCGGCGCAACCCTAAAGAGTGTCTATTCGGCGGCTAATCAATTCTTCTCTAATTGCCAGTTTGTGAACATGCCGGTTTCTCAAATCAAACCAGAAATCACTGTGAATAACCCTGTTGGTACTGGTTTTGTCACGAAATTTGGAACATCCTACTATCGTGTCACAGATGGTTCTATTGCCAACAGTGAAGTAATTTATGCCACCGACGATCCAGCCTTGACAGAACAGGTTGTCAAAATCTTTAAGGAACACAAAATCAATGACATCACAGATGCCGTTGTTCCTTCGCGTTCCAATGAGTTTGTTACACACTATTCAAATGGTGCCCTGGTCAATGCCGCGCCATATAGTTTCGATACCAAACTCAGTAACTCGGTGTTCTTTGTTTTCGAAGTTTCATCAAACAATGACTATACCATTCCATTCTTCCAGCCGGAAGTTACACAGAGCCACCTGACCAAGTATGTCATTAATAACGACTATACCAATGAGCATACCAACTACGGTAATGCCTATGCCAAACATGTGGTCACCAAGGTCAATTTCCAGGAAGATCGTCTGGCCGAAGACATCGTTGTTTATCTGACATGCTACCGCCCGGTTGGTACCGACTTCAAGGTCTATGCGCGTATTCACAACTCTGCCGATCCAGAGGCATTCGATGATAAGGATTGGACACTCCTGGACCAGACAGATGGTATCGGCGTCTATTCCTCACAGGTAGATGATACCGACTATATCGAGCTGACCTATGGCTTCCGCTACTGGCCAAACAGTTCATTCACTCAGACCAATACGGTTGTCGCCGTTCTGGATTCGGCTAATGTCGATACCAGCGGGCCGGATACCTTCGACTCAGCAATTGTGGTTGATGATATCGTTCGTGTCTATCAGCCGCTATTCCCCAACAACTATGTGGTGGATGTTGTGGAGTCCGTAACCAATACCTCACAAATCATTCTACGCAACCCAGTTGCCAATGATAATGTTGTAGGAGAAGGTCTCAAGATCGAAAAAATTGGATTCCCACAGCAGGGCTTCAAATACGTTTCGAATAGCAATGTGATTCGTTACTACAATTCAGATAAATCACTATTCACCCGATACGATACTTTCCAGATCAAGGTCATTTTGTTGAGTGATGATGGTTCTGGTAAGAAGATTCCAAAGATCGATGATATCAGATCGGTTGGGGTAACTGCATGAGTAAGATGGTAAAAACAGACATACCCAATTACTACAAGAAAGATGATGGCTGTGTTATAAATACAAATAACGCAGAATTAGAACAGTATATGGCTGGTCGAGACCGAATCATAAAAGAGCGCGATAATTATCGTCGTGTGAATGCGCTCGAAGAAAAAGTCGAAGGACTGGATAACAAGTTGGATTTAATACTAGAAAAGTTGTCTAATGGCTAAGACTATTACACCGATTAATAGAACTACTGATGTTGTTGATACGATTATATCGCAGGTCAATGCGGTTATCGATGTCATTGCATCAGAGGCACTGACCGCCAATACAAATGCCAACGGCGCATTCGTTACAGGCAACTCACAACTCTTTGGTATATACACAGCCAATGTTGTTGCTGTCTATGATGAACTGCGAGGTGGAAACGTACAATCCAGTGCTTCCCTGACAATAGGTTCTAATCTCACTCAGAACAATAGTTTTAAGATCAGCCTGGGCAACACCACCGTCAATACCGTTGCAAACTCCACGGTCTTCAAGATTGCCAATAACAGTCACTCCCTGGCACTAAACAAGATCGATTTGCGAGTAGGTACCAGTTCGGTTAACTCCATCGTTAACTCCACATCATTCTCTCTGGCCAACTCCACAATCAATATGGAGTTGACAAAGGATCGACTCAAGATTGGGGATGCCGGTGTCAATGCCGTGGTCAACTCCAGTGTGCTCACACTCGCAAATTCCACGGTGTCATTCTCATTGATCAAGCCTTCATCAACAGCAGTTCTGGATGGTAACTACTACCTTGCCTCAGATGGCAGCTGGAAGGCCCTGGATATCTCATCCAAACCTAACTTTAAAAGCGCCACAGAGCTGCTACAGGGCGAAGAAGGCATTGCCTGCCACTTCCTCACCAGGGGCTATGTTATCGCCGATTATGCGGGCGTGTATGACGCCGCTGGCCGCCCAGAAAATCTGTTTGTTACAACACGTAGTGGATCGGGCACCGGTAATACAGGTTCATACATCGATAGAGATCGTCTACTCAAGTTCGCAGATGCCAATGTTCCGAGATATGATTACGACCCAGCAACCGGTGAATCCCTGGGTCTACTCCTGGAAGAACAGCGGACCAATGTCCTGCTGCATACGGAGGAGTTCCAGCAAAGCCAATGGGTCAAGTACTCATCCTCAGTATCCCAGAATGCACAGACCGCCCCTGATGGTACCATTACAGCGGATAGAATTTCTGCCCTGAGCGGGGTGGCAGATCACTATGTCAGACAAGACCTGACACTAACGGGTTCGCAACAAACATTTTCGGTATTCCTGAAATACAACAACTTTTCTCCGATTCGTCTGGCGGCATGGGATGGTACCAGGGCCTATGAATTGGCCGTTAATCTCCCTGCAGGCACATACAATTCCGATAATGGTAATATCGATAGATGGTATATCAAAGATTTTGGTAATGGCTGGTTCAGATGTTCAATGGTGTTTACCCCAACTAGCACGACTGGATATGTCGGTATTCGCGTCCTGAGTGGCTCTGCCTCTGGCGGTGAAAGTGTAAATGTCTGGGGAGCACAACTAGAACTTGGTGAATCAGAATCAAGCTATATGAATTGCGGGGGCACTACCACAACACGCAATTCAGATCAGATGGTACTCAATAGTGCAGCTGCTTTCCCAATACAGACCGATGGGTTTAGCATGTACTGGAAATTCAATATGCGCAGAGCAGTATCTGGTTGCACACCAGAATTTGGTGTGTGGTCCTCCAGTGCAACAACCAATTCTGGTTTGATGCGCGTGACCCCATCAGGTCAGATAACAGCAGGATATTATTCTGGTGGTTCTACCAAGGCTAACTTCGGATTGGGGACAGCAACAGATCGAACAACCATTGCTGCAGCGGCCCGATTCCGAGTAGATGATGTGGCGGGTCGATCCTCTCTGGGATCGTCTGCATCCGATACTAATGCATCACCAGCACCATCTACACTCAATGATATGTACTTGCGCAATTGGTGTTCTGGTCACCTAAAAGAAATAATCTATATCACTCGACCCTGGACAGATGAAGAACTGTCCTTCATGGTCGATATCTAATCGAGGTAACTAATGTCATCAGAAGGTGCAATCGAAAAAGGCTCGGATGGGTTTCTTAGTGGTAACTCCACTGTCAATTCGCTTGCCAATTCAACACTAGTCGAATTTCTTATTCCAGGTTCTAATTCATCCTTAGATGCCGATAGTATCCTATTCTCAACAGGCAATGATAGGTTCTCTGGTAATGCCTATATTCTCAGGATATGGGATGCTGTTGCCTCGGCACAGACCACACTGACCGATGGCGAACTAAAGATTTGGAGCGGTAGTGGCAATTCCTCACTGACAGATCAAGTCCTGAAACTGAGTACCTCGACTTCTAATACCTATATCGATACTGGAATTATTCGCACATCGAATTCATCTGGTAATGGTTATATATCACCAACTCATGTGAGAGTATCAAACACCACATCGAATTCTGAATTGAGGGGGAATTACTTATCTATAAGCAATCTATCTTCCAGTTCAATATTAACTGATGATTATCTCAGTGTTACTGCCCCCTACCCCTATGTCAATCTGAAAGAAACTGATGCGGCTGTCGGACAGCAAGGCACACGATTGGTTGCGTCTGGAGGGGATTTCCATATTGAAGGGAGAGATTCTGCAGATGCGTGGAAATCCCCATTATATACTATAGGCAAAGCTTCTTCTGGTTTTGCAACCAGTCACAATTTTTATACCGATAATTCGCAAGTAAGGCTTCAGGTTAGCGCATCATATGCAACCATGAATACCAGAACACTGGAATTGCGGGGAGATACCTACAGTCTGATTAGGATGAGGGATGACTCTGCCCCGAATACTCATGAAATGGTTGATCTCTGGAATGATTCTGAAACATTCCAAATTCAAACAAGGGATAGTGCAGGTTCATTTAAAGCATCTGATTATGTCGTTCGTCGCAATACATCCGGGGCATGGCAACATGAATGGCTAATAGGCAATGTTGCCAAGGCTATTTTATATTCCAATGGTACATTCTGGACTGCAGATAGTGGTGCTCAATCCGGGCCATTTAAAACAACTGGTTATGGTGGTTCCACAACTCACACATGGGATGCCGATACTGTAGCTGCCATAGTTTTTGCTCAAGGTGGCGGTGCAGGCGGTGGAGGATCGCATAACACCACTCAAGGTACCGCTGCGGCTGGTGGCGGTGGAGGCGGCGGTGGTATGGGTATGGGCATATTCAGAGTGAAGACCTACGGTCTAACATCGGGAACAGTCACTATCGGCGGCGGTGGAAGTGCCCCAACTGGTGGTAGTGGTGGTTCCGGCGGAACAACGACATTTACATCTGGAGCATATTCAGTAAATGGAAGTGGCGGCAGCGGGGGCGGAGCAGGCGGCGATGGACAACAATTCCATCAAAGCGGCGGTGCTGGTTGGGGAGGACAGGGCGGCGGTAATGCAATGCTCCTTAGATTCACAGGAAGTAGAGGCCATGAACAGTGGAGGTATGGTGATAATATCAACCAAAACAATCGCGGTTTCGGTGGAATGGGTGGAGATTCACCGACGGGTCGTGGTGGCGATGGATCGTCGAGATCAGGTACCGGTGCTTCTGGAGGAGCAGGAGGTAGCGGGCAGGCGTATGGCGGAGGCGGTGGAGGCGGTGCTGGTGTACACAATGCTGGTGCGCAGCGCGGTGGGTATGGTGCAGCAGGCGCGGTCTGGATTCTGGAGTTTGCATAATGGCTAAAGACGAAAAAGAAATTTCATCACCACTTTCAATATTGACTGGCATTCCAATGAAGCATTCTAATGTGAAAACCACAGTGGCTGCCGTGATTAAAGATGGTGTTATTGAAAACATTATTGTGGTGGAACCAAGTAAGGTAAAGAACTTCGGTGCCATCATTTGCCCGGATGATATACGCATCGGGGATTTTTACGATGAAAAAACAAAAAAATGGACTAAAAAACCAGAGTTAGAATTAGAAAAGCAATTGAAGGAAGAGTTAGAAAACATTGAATTATCGGCTTCTCAGTTGCGTATTGCTATAAAGCGAGCAGAAAAATACAATAAGTTAATGGATGAGCTGAAAAAAGAAGAGAACGATGAGTATGAAATCATGTGGGAGTACAATGCTAAATTTGCCAGACCGGGACCATTCCTTCAATGGTTCAAGAAGAAATTCTATCGATCCGAGAAGAAGTTTGAGGAATTCTTGGTGGAGGCTGAGAAAATTGACGTGGGATGACGGAAAAAGTCTATAGGACAATTACCAAAGAAGAGTATGACCAACTCCAACAGATGCGCTGGGAGAGAGCGCAGGGTGAGTTATTTTACAGAACAACAGCTATTCGACGCTATTGGCGTCCAGCGATGGCATGGCTCTACTTCCTTATCATAGCACTAGATTTTGTTATCTTCCCTATAGTTTTCATTCAACTCGGAAAAACTGATTATAAGCCTATTACTCTACAGGGTGGTGGGCTCTTTCATATTGCGATGAGTGCTATCGTGGCGGCGACAGCCTATGGCCGCTCCCTGGAGAAGATAAACAGGTACAGATACGAGTGGGGAACAAGCTATGGTGCGGGTGGGTATGGACACGATCCTTATACTAATCCTGGAATGCCTTATCCTGGAAGCGATCCTACTCCAATGGCACCTCATGACAACATCGGCGATGCTATAAGTAGGAACGAAGACGAAATTATTCCACCAAATGCGGGTATGAAATGAAGTCATTCAAACAGTTTCTCAATGCCAAGACTCGATCCCCTGAAGAGATTGCCAAGAAGCATGGATGCTCTCTAGAAGCCATAGGGAAGCAGCTAGAGAAGGGTATCAAGGTCGAGCGGGAGCATAGCAAGAGCGACAAGGTTGCCCGTGAGATAGCCCTGGATCACCTCTGGGAGCTAAAGGACTACTATAACAAACTTAAAGATATGGAGCATGAGGGAGAAAAAAAGGACTAAATAAGCATGTTAACCCTATTGTCTTCGATATTTGGCATTGTTTCTGGGTTACTCCCCGGTCTCCTACGTATGTGGGAAAGGCGGTATGAGCAGAAACATGAATTAGAAATGTTACGAACGCGATTAGAAGGGATGGCAAAAGGTGTCGAACTTACTAGCACTGTTGAGGATGGGCGTAATCTGGTTCGAGAGGGAATTGATCTTCGAATTCATGATCGCTATCTCATTGGTAGTAATAGTATTGAAACACTCAGAGCTTCTGTTCGGCCTGTCATTACCTATTCCTTCTTTGGACTTTTCTGTTTTGTTAAAGTTGCTGCTATATTAATTATGCTCGGCGGCGGAGTACCAGTGGGTGATATGCTAAATACGATATGGGGCGAAGAAGAAACGGTTCTTTTAGCCGCAGTTCTGTCTTTCTGGTTTGGTTCTAGGATAACTACAAAACTGGAAGAACTAAATATAAAGAAGCAAACTTTGAATCAGGTAAAATAGTAAGAGGAATTAAGATGCCATATATTAACGACACTGCTTTTGATGCTGCTCTAGCAGTTATCCGTGATAATGCGGATCGTCTAGACATTACCTATACACAAGAAGCCACAACTTCTACTGAAGCTAGAACAACCTATACATGCGGTAACAAGGCATCTCCAACGATCAACGCTCCAGAAGCTGGTGATGTTGATGGTCGGAAGATTGTTGTCGCAGCAATTTCGGATGGTTCTGTTACAGCCACGCAAACTGCAGGTTGGTGGGCACTATCGAATTCCACGATTCTGCACGCCGCTGGCGCTCTGTCATCTTCACAGGCTGTGACTTCTGGCAACCAGTTTACGCTAGGTGCGTTTGACATTACCATTCGTGACGCTACCTAATTATCTTCTAACAGGAGCGAGTTTTTTTAGGACTGCTCCGTAGTAGGAGCGCACGATGGCGGCTGTCTGGGATAAACCCCAATTCGAAAAACTATACACTTGTAATGGCTGGCCCTATGGAATCAGGGGGGCACATAGAGTCCCCCGGTTTCATTACAACTGGTTCTGCTATGGCAAGGGTGTTGGTGGGCAATCAATTATCAATGCTATAAAACAAATCCCGGATTTCGACAAATACAAGAACATTGCTATTGTCGGCGGGGCCTACGGCTGGACAGCTGAACTACTAGAACAAGAAGACCCTTCCATCAGTGCATTCAGCATTGATACCTCTGACTATATTCTCTCAACAGAAAACGAAAGCGAAGAAGATGATCTTCGCCGATATCTAT